GGCAACACCACGGCCCTCGGACGGCTCGGCCTCGGCATCGACAAGGCCACCCTCAAGGGTGGCGACATGACGAAGATCATGGATGAGATCAAGGGCAAGGTCGGTGGAGCTGCCGACGTCGCGGGCAACACTGCCGTCGGCAAGTTCAAGCGGATGCAGGTCGCCATCAACGAGACGAAGGAAGGGGTCGGTGGGGCGCTGCTCCCGGTCATGGAGAAGTTCGCCACGGTGCTGCAGAAGGTCGCGCAGTACGCCGCCGAGAACACCAACGTCGTCCTCGCGCTCGTCGGCGTCGTCGGAGCCCTCGCGTCGATCATGGTGATCGCCCGCGTCGCTATGGCGATCCAGACCGTCGCCACGATCGCGCAGACCGTCGCCACCAACGCAGCCTCCATCGCCACCCAGACCTGGGGCGCTATCCAGAAGGCCGCGACCGCCGCGCAGTGGCTGTGGAACGCAGCCATGAGCGCCAACCCGATCGGCCTCATCATCCTCGGGGTCATCGCGCTCATCGCCGTCGTCGTGTTGCTCTGGAACAAGTTCCCGCCCTTCAAGGCTGCGGTCCTCGGCGCGCTGTCGGCGATCAGCGCGGCCTGGAGCGCGGTGATCAACTGGATCGGGCCCAAGGCCTCCGCAGCCTTCCGGGTCCTGCAGGCGGTCGCCTCGTTCGTCTTCGCCGCGCTGCGCGCCTACGTCAACGTCTACATCGTCGTGATCAGCACCTTGATCCGGTGGCTGTCCGTCGCGTTGGCCGCAGCCCTCCGAGGCATCGTCACCGTCGCGGGAGCCGTCTTCGGAACCGTCAAGCGCTTCATCGATCCCATCATCGGAGCCATCCAGACCCTCATCGGCTGGGTCAGCAACCTGGTCCGGATGCTGGGCCAGATCAAGATCCCCTCCCTCCCGTCCTGGATTCCGGGCATCGGCGGACACGCCGCTATGACGCCCGGCGCGGCTCGAGCCTTCAGCGCTCCCGCTGTCGGCCTGGGTCGCGCCGGGTTCGGCACCTTCGCCACATCGTCCGGCAGCAGCGGCAACGTCGTCATCAACATCAACGGCGCCATCGACCCGCACTCCACCGCCCGGCAGATCCGGGGAATCCTCAAGGGCGACCAGCGGCTGTCCGGTCTGCCGAGCCCGATATGAGCACCGCCCAGGTCATCGCCGACCGCCCGACCTCATGGCTCGGGTCCGTCGTCATCGCCGGGATCGACCAGAGCTGCTACGTCCTCGACGGCCTCACGGTCACCAAGGGCCGAGGCAACCCGCTCACCCAACCTGACCCCGGCAGCGCGACGATCCACCTCCTGCTGCAGCGCGGCGCCTCGCCGCCCGCGCTCGGCACCTACGTGGAGATCCAGGCCGACAACTACCAGGCAGGCGTGCTCGACCCGACGTTCCACACCGTCGTCCTGGCAGGCACGGTCGCCGCGCAGTCCTGGGACCAGGGCACCGGCTCCGTGCAGATCACCATCATCGACATCATGAGCTGGTGGGGCCAGAAGCAGATCGGCTCCGACCCCTGGCCCGCCGAGAGCGCCGCCGCCCGCGCCCAGCGGATCATGGGCCTCGCCGGTAGCCCTCCCCAGATCGGTGCGCCGGTAGTCCTTGCCACCACCCTCGACCCCGTCACCCTCGCCGCCCGCGACGTCGACAAGCAGGACACCCTCGCGCTGCTCCAAGACCTCGGTGGGCTGCTCGACGCACCCCTGAGCTACTGGGCCACCGAGCACGTCCTGGAGATGAGCTCGGTCGACCGGCGCGACGACCGGGGCGCCCTGTCCACGCACTGGCCGCTGGACACCTGCGCGGTCGTCACCGACTGGCAGCCGACCCGGACGGTCGGCGACGTCATCAACGACGTCACCTTCATCTGGACCGACGCAGGAGGCAACCAGCAGGAGGCCTACGCAAGCGACGCAGCCTCCATCGCGGCCTACGGCGGCAGGCACCTAGGGACCGACACTCCGCTCGCCAACGGCGCCGACGCGGCCTCCCTGGCGAGCCTGCGGGTCTTCCGCAGCGCCCAGCCGCACTGGCGCCTCGAGGCCCTCGACATCATCGGCGACCGGCTGGCAGCCGCGAGCGACCGCGACGTCATGCGGATGCTCCTCGCGTACACCGTCGGGGTCTACCTCGCCATCGGCCCCATCGACCCGAGCCAAGCACCGCCCTTCCCGCTGCCGGGCCTCATCGCCACCAACTACGTCCCCGGACCCGAGCTGGCGCTCAACGGCGACTTCCACAACGGCCTGGCAGGCTTCCAGACCTTCTGGACGAACGCCGTCCCCGGCTGGACGATCACCAGCGGGGTCAACGGGCAAGCCACCCTCACCACCGACGGCACCGGAGCCGACGTCGGCAGGATCGGCACCGTCGCCCCGCTAGCGGTCCTCCCAGGGCAGCGGTACCGGCTCGCTCACCGGGTCCGCGCCAACACCCCCGCCCGCGCCGACCTCGCCATGATCAGCGCGCCGACGGCAGCCGACGCTGACTGGTTCGGAGGCAACGGTCGGATCATCCAGGGCAAGACCGTCGCCGCCGTCCCGCAGGGCGCCTGGGTGACCTACGTCTACGAGGCGACCGTCCCCGACGGCCACTACTTCGCCGCGCTCTACTGGTCCGCGCTCTTCAACACCCCGACCAACCCCGGCACCGTCAACATGGACGACCTCTCGGTCATGCTGCTCACCCAGGACATCCGGCTCGACGTCATCGCCGAGGGCCTGACCGGCACCTACGACCACACCGACGGCTGGCAGCTCCAGCTCGCCGTGTCCTCCCGCACCCAGGGCTGGGCTGTCATCTCCTGGCAAGACCTGCAGGGCGCCAGCACGGCGAACACGAAGTGGAGCGACGTCGACCCCACGCTCCTGTGGAAGAACGTCTCCGACATCAGCCAGTTCGGAGGATGAGCTCATGCTGCTGACCGCCAAGGGCTACCCGTACGCCGACCCGAGCGACCGGGTCCGCGACTGGCCCGCGACCTCCCAGGCCCTCGCCCAGACCCTCGACGCCCGAGCTGTCACCGCGCCCGCCAACGTCGTGTGGGGTACCGCGTTCGACCCGACCGTGCCGGTCTACACCTACTGCGCCCGGCTCGCCGTCGTCTCCGACGCGAACGGCCTGTTCGCCCTGACGCCGCCCGTCGCCATGCGGAACGTCCTCGGCCTCGCCTACATGCAGGCGGCAGCCGGAACCATCAACTACCTCGTCTACCACCGGTCGGACCTGACCAACTCGACCCGCGTGCAGCTCCGCACGATGGCGATCGGGACCGGCGCCGCTATGGCATCGGTGAACCTCAACATCACCGCGACCCTGTGGTACCAGCCCGCCTAGGAGGCCCACCATGACCGACCTCAACAACCCCTTCCTGGAGCCTGGGCCAGTACCTAGTCCCAACGTGCCGCTGGACGACTGGCCCGCCGACCTCAACCCCGACGCCGAGCGGATCTCCGCTGAGATCGCCGAGGACGCGCAGGGCTGCGCTGCCGCCCTCGGGGTCGAGTCCTTCTCCGAGCGGCTGCTCACCCTGGTGACCTCCCTCGCGCTCAACGCCTACCAGGCCTCGCCCTGATGGACCGCGCTGCCGCCATCCTGGCGATCCTCTTCGTCGCCCCGATCGCCGTGACCCTCATGGTTGCGCTGCTGCGCGGCTACACCGTCCACGTCACCTTCGACCGCAGCAAGATCGGCAAGCACGAGTCCGACGACTAGAGAGGCGACACCATGACCGAGCCCACCCCCGAGACCGTCCAGCCGACCCCGGTGGACGAGCCGACCGACCCGATCGAGTTCCCCGAGCCGCGCCGGGCGCCAGACGACAACGACCCGATGCCCGGCGACGACCGGCACAGCCCGGAAGAGGTCGCGCACGAGGAGGAGCCGAAGACGAGCGACACCGGCCCGGACGCCGACGACGGCGACGAGAATGGGTAACGCGACCTGGTTGGCCGACGTCCTACGAGCTGCCGGGGTGCCGGTCATCGAGCAGAGCGGCTGGAAGGACCGCGCCCAGTCCGGGTCCTTCACCCCGGTCGGCCTCATCCGGCACTGGGACGCCTCGGGCCCTGGCACGCACGGCGCGATCGAGTACATGCAGTCCAACATCGCCTGCAACATCTCGACGTGTCGCGGCAACAGCGCGCACGGCCCGACCGTCCACGTCATCGCAGCCGGTCGGGCCTGGCACGCAGGGGAGGGCGCGTTCGGTGCCTTCCCTCGCGACCAGGGCAACACCTACGCGATCGGCCACGAGGTAGCCCACACCGTGGACGAGCCCTGGGGGTCCGTCCAGCTCGACGTCGTCACCCGAGCGGAGCGGGCGATCCTCGCGCACCTAGGCGCCGACGTGAACACCGAGTGGTGTACGCATGACGAGTACGCGCCGACCCGGAAGATCGACACGCAGGGTGGTGCCTACGGGCAGGACACCGCAGCCGAGCGGGCGAAGCTCAAGAGCGGCGGCACCCCGCCGCTGCCTGACCTGGAAGAGGTGGAAGCGATGCTGCTACAGCGATCGTCCGACAAGAAAGGCGTGCTCATCACCGGAGGGCACGCGGTCTGGGTCTCCAGCGGATCCGACTACAGCGCCATGAAGGGTGGAGGCCTTCCCGCCGCGATCGTCTCCGACAACCTCTTCGCTGACGTCATCGCCGCGATGGGTGGAGCGACCGGCTGATGGACACCCTCTCCGACTGGTTCGGCGCCCTGGCGCTGCTCGTGTCCCTCATCGCGCTCGGCATCGCCGTCACGAGCTGGCAGGGCATGGCAGCCGTCCGGCGCCGCTCGCACTGGCACACCAACCAGCCCGGGGCGCCCGAGTGGAACGAGCCTGGGACGGACGAGCCGGTCGCCTAGACGACGCTGCCGGGTGGAGGCTTCGGGCCGAAGGACTTGCGCCCTCGGTGCGCTGCCGACTGCGGGCTCGCCTGCATGAGCCGGTACAGCTTCTCCAGCTCCAGGCGCCGTAGCTCGACCACGGCGAGCGCGTCCTCGTAGGCCCGCCGCTGCTGGGCCTTGGCGCCCTTCCTGGCAGCCTCGCGGGCGCGCCGCTCTAGGAGGGCCTCCGCTGCCTCCAGGGCGCCCACGGCCCGGTCGTAGGCCCGCACAGCCCGGTCGGTGCTTGCGTCGACCTCCCGCTGGTACCGCTCGTCCACCGGGTCGGACCGGACGGGCCGCACCGGCACCCGGTGCTTCATCCTCACGACGGCCCGCTCGCCACGTCGTCGTCGGTACGGTCCAGCTCCGGGGTGCGTGCATGCCTCATCCCTGCCGCCCGCTGCAGTGCCACGGCCTCATCCCTGCCGCCCGCTATCTCGCCGCTCGGGCCGCGCAGCATCACCGGAGGGACCACCCAGTCGTCGTCGTGGCGCTCGGTGCCGTCCACGCCCGGTAGCCCTCGGAGCAGCCACATGATCTGCTCCATCGCCTCATGCCCGGTGAGCTTGTGCTCGCGCATGTAGTGCTCGTGGATCCGCTCGAACATCCGGTCCCAGTGGGCCTGGAAACGCCGCTGCCGAGCGCTCGCCTCCTCCTTCTGCTGCCGCAGCCGCTCGCACTCCTCGCGCAAGGCGAAGACCTCCGGGCCGAGCGAGTTGTCCCGCTCGGCCCGGAGCCGCCTCGTGTCGTCGGCGTACGACCGGCGCGCCTGGGCGAGCTCGGAGGTCAGCCGGTCGGCATCGGCCTGCAGCCGACGGTTCGCGTGCTTGTAGGCCTCGACCTCGTCCGTGACGGCCTGCGCCGCCCGCCGACGCTCTGCCTGCCCTGCTTCCTTGCCTCTCGCCATCGTTCGCTCCCGAGCTAGAGGGACGGCGACCGGCCCTAGGGGTGGGACCCCGGACCGGCCACCTAGGACGCCGCTGCTGCCGGACGCCTTCCCCGACCCGGACCCTTGGGGGGGTTAGGGACCCGAGCCGCGACCCCGGCAGCACCGAGGCCCTGCTCACTACCCTGCTCGCTTGCCGGGCCTGGCGCCACCCCGGCAGACCGGGCCTCCTGCCAGAGCATCCGCACCGCGTCCACCACCTCCAGGTTCCGGCCCTCCTCGAGCGCCACCCGGAACAACGACCCGGCGCCGCCTGCCAGCCCGTGCGCCCGCTGCGTGTGCTGCCCTAGGGAAGTCCGGGTCAGCCCGCCCTCGAGGCACAGAGGGCACGTCTCGCCCCACGGAAGGGCACTAGGCCCGCCGTGGGTCTTGGAGACGTGCATCGACAGGCCCGACGAGGTGAGCTCCTTGCCGCAAAGCAGGCACGGCCACCCCGCGCTCAGCACCCTCGGGCGCCCTGTCACCCGGGGCGCCGGGGTCGGCAACGGCCCCGCTAGAGGGGTCGCGGGGCGCCCCAGCTTGTCGAGCGCCTCCCGCATCGGGGTCCACAGCTCGTCCTCGTGCTCCTCGCACAAGTCGATCTCCAGCGCGACCACGCCGAGCGTGATCCACACCGTCATGCCCTCCCGGTGCTCGGCATCCGGGTCCTGCGCGCACACGTCGCACCAGGACCGGATGACGACCTCACGCACCACGACGAGCCTGCTTCCGAGCTGGCGCGCTGTCGGCCTCGCGCACGACCTTGAGCTTGCCCTTCTGGATCATGCGAAGCGTCGACGTCACCCGGAGATGCTCGCGGTGCGCGCCCGTCAACGCGCCCGACCCGGTCGGCGCCAGATAGCCCTCCGGGTAGGTGTACGAGCCGCCCATGATGCGCCCGCTCATCGTGATGTCTTGGTGCCTCTCGCTGTGGCAACGCGAGCACCGAAGCACCCGGCGATAGCCCGTCTTGTCCGGCAGCGGCAGCGCCCGCCAAGCAGCCCAGTTGTGTCCGAAGTCGCGGCAGAGCATGAAGCTCGCCGGTAGCTCGTCAGTCCAGTCGTCCAGTGCGTCGCTCACGGCGCCTGCCTTCCTGTCCGGTATGTCCCCGATAGAGGCTTGGCCGCTAGCGTGCAGGGCGCAGAGCTCAAGGTCAACGCTGACACCCCGGCGCCGCTCCCTAGCTCGTGGCAACAGCACCCCTCCACGGCCTAGGGATATGAGGCCCGACGGAGGCCCTCCGAAATGCATAACCGCAGGTCAGAGGGGGTGCGGGATACCGGAATGGGGTTAGGGCCTCATAATCCGCCGGTCCCGGGTTCGAGCCCCGGTCGCCCCACCAAAGGGCCTCTGACCTGCGCTTATGCAGGTTGGAGGCCCTTCCGCTGGTAGCGGGACACCGCGATTAGACCTAGGGACCGAGGGGACCGTATTGTGGTCGTGCGGCACGATGGCAACCCCGCCCGCCGCACGAGAAAGGACCCGCGATGATTCCCGAGGCGATCCCCGCCCCGCACATGAGGCTCAGTGGCGCTGAGGCCGCCGCCTACCGGCTGGAGGTCGCCTCCTGCCTGGTGACCGAGACCTCCCGCGAGATGCAGCAAGCCTTGCGCCGCAACGACTTCGTGAGCGCGGGCGAGCTGGCAGGCGACCTCGAGGCCCACACCGCCGCGCTGGTCGAGTGCCTGCGCGACCTGGACGCCGAGCTGGCAGAGGAGGTCGGCGCATGACGGCCTCGGCCCGGCGCCTGCGCGCCACCAGCGCGTGGGACGACCTCGCGGCCTCCTGGCGCATCCACCTCCGCGCCCGGAACGTCAGCGAGCAGACCTCGGCGACGTACCTCAAGAGCCTCCGGGCGCTGGAGGACTGGGCGCTGCCGCAGGGCCTCATCCACCCGGCAGCCCTGCGCCGCCTCGACCACGAGCGGTTCCTCGGCGAGGAGGCCGCTCGGGTCTCCCGCTTCGGGGGCCCGGTGTCCCCGGCGACGATCCACAAGCACCACCGGCAGCTCCGGGTCTTCTACTCCTGGCTGGTCGAGGTCGAGGAGGCCGACGCGAACCCCTACGACAAGATCCCCGCGCCGAAGGTCAGCACCAAGGTCATCCCCACCGTCAGCGATGACGACCTCCGGCTGCTGATGGCAGCCTGCAAGGGGTCGAGCTTCGCCGCCCGCCGCGACGCCGCGATGATCCGGGTCCTCTTCGACACCGGCCTGCGCCGGGGCGAGCTCAGCAGCATGACGGTCGAGCGGCTGCACCTCGGGGAGGGCCGCGCCCTGGTCACCGGCAAGGGCGACAAGGAGCGCTGGGTGGCGCTGAGCCCCAAGACCGTCGAGGCCCTCGACGCCTACCTGCGCGCCCGGTCGAAGCACCGCGACCGGCACCTGGAGGAGCTGTGGCTGGCAGCCCTGCCGCACCGGGGCGCGCTCGGCTACGACGGAGTGCGGTCCCTGCTGGTCCGGCGCTGCGCCGACGCCGGGATCG